GTCGGACAGTAAGTTTGACTACGACAAAATGTGTCTCGGTGAACACGACCTCGCCCTCATGCGAAAACTGTATGCGGCGGGACAGCCGCACAGAAAGTATCTGAGACAGATTTTCGTGAGCATGGACATTACCGCTCCGTTGTATTGGTGGTCTGAATACGACACATACAAGGTTGGCACGGTTGCTAACTCTTGTTCGAAAATGCACAAACTTCTTTACAAACCATTCGAAATGTCTGATTTCAGTTTTGACAAACTTCCCGGTTTTAAGAATGAAATCAAGTCATTTAGACCGAAAGTTGATGAAGAAGTAGAACTTTGGAAAAGAATTGACGCTGAATACGATGTAAGCAATCAGGGGCGAATAAGGCACGGAAAAAGAATCCTTTCGGGAAGCGTTCATAGCGACAATTATATTTTGGTTACGCTTCACAGTAAGCAAATTCCTATCCACCGCCTTGTTGCAGAAGCGTTTATCCCAAACTACGAAAAGAAGCCGGAAGTTAATCACATTGACGGAAACAAAATGAATAATGCCGCTGATAACCTTGAATGGACTACAAGGGCTGAAAACCAGAAACACGCCGTTGACAACGGCTTACAGCCTAAACCGGCAAAAACCTATCAGGGCAAGTTTACAGCTGAACAGCGTGATGAAATCAAGCGTCTTTGGGATTCGGGGATGTTCAGCAAACGGCGGCTTTCAAAGAAATTCGGCGTTTCGCACACCTGCATAAACGACATAATCAACGACAAATACAAGTATGCGGGGTCTGTAAACTTATTTGAAGAAGTCGCAAGACCGATAGTCGATACGCTGAATGAGTTACGCGATTCGTATTTTTCTTGTGAAAATGACGTAAGCCAGAAACAGATTTGGTATTCGATTTTGCAGTTACTCCCTGAAAGCTACAATCAGCGGCGCACGGTCACTATGACTTACGAAAATGTGATGAATATGCTCGACTACCGTGAGGGTCACAAACTGGACGAGTGGCGGGAGTTCTGTAAAATTCTGAAACAATTACCGTATGTGAACGAAATTCGTGATAATAGAATTTAATTCGCATTATCTATTGACTAATGCGAATTAGTGTGTTACAATAATTCTGTAAAACAGAATTACAGGAGGTAACTACTATGTCACAGCGAATCATGTTCAAAAGCATTTATGATGAACCCAAAACGAATCAGATGAGTATTCGTCTTGGAGACAGACTGAAACGCGATTTGGAAAAAATCGCAACCATGAACCGAGCTACGGTAACGGATATTGCGACTGCCGCTCTTGCCGCATACGCCAAAGAACACACAACCGATATTCAGTATTACAACAAAGTATTCGGGAACGAGGGAGATGGTGAGAAATGATTGTTACAAAGAACGGGGAAACATTGCCGGAAACCCTCGAAGAATGGATTGAAATTCACGGTGAGCCTGTTTACACCGACTCCGAAAATCATGCGAACACAGAGAACTCTCCCTCTCTACCTGTTAAGGTCATTCAATGCCACACAGTACCATACGAGGAGCGTGAGGATTGCATTGGGTTAGACCAATGTGTGTACGAAACCAAAGCCGGAGGGAAGCGAATTAACTATCCGAACACGGTGCAAGCAATCGGACAGTCTAACAACCTCATAAGTGTCGAGCGTATTCTCTATTCCCCCGATGGTGCTATCTCTGATATGAGAATGAGAAAAGATATATCCGATAGCTTAGTTATGGCAGGGTGGACGGATGTCCTTGACGCACCTGTTACACACATTCTGAACTCTTTGAAAGATACTTTTCATTGCGACAGTCTTCCTGTTAGCAAGAATGTTATCCCATTCGCCAACGGAGATTTACACATTGGGGAACGAGAGTGGGTGTTTCGTGAGGGTGAGAAAAAACAAGGAGCATATCGCCTATCGGTTGACTTCATTCAAGAAGACCTCCCTATGCCGTGGTTTTCAAAATGGGTGAATGATGTATTTGTTTCCGAGGATATAACGACTCTGCAAGAACTACTCGGTTACTGTCTCATACCTATTACAACAGCACAAGAAGCCTTTATCCTTGTCGGTGAAGCGGGTGTAGGTAAATCCGTATTGACAAATCTGCTTGCTAACATTTTCGGAAATGCGTACCAAGAGCTTAGTATCAAAGAATTGGCACAAAACCGATTTTATACTTCTCTCGTGGAGAACAAACTCGTTATTTACGATGATGATTTGCACACAGAAGCTCTCGCGGAAACAGGTATTTTCAAAAAACTCATTACGGCAAATCAAGAAATCACAGCAGAACGGAAATACGAACAACCCCATAAGTTTTTGCCGTACTGCACTATCATTGCCAACAGTAACGATATGATAAAGACCTTATATGACGATTCCGATGGGTTTTACAGACGGCTACACCCTATCCATGTAAAGGATAAAGACCCTCACAGGCGCAATATCTCTAATATGGCAGAGCTTGTTGCCAACGAGAAAGAAGCTATTGCACGGTGGGCGTTAAAAGGTCTGCACCGCGTTATAGCTAACAACTATAAAATCTCATGGAGTGCGCGTTCCAAAGAGTATATGGGGTCTGAAAAGGAAAAAGGTCTCCCGTTCCCCGATTTCATTGACACTGTATTTGAAAAGGACGAAAGCGGGTCAATTACGATGGAGCAGATTGGAAAAGCCTACAAGACATGGTGTAAGCAGAATGCAATTCAAGAGCTGTCCGTTCGCCGTTTGCAAAACTGGCTCGGTGCGAACGCCGAAAAATACAACATAAAGAAAACAAGTATTGGCGAACGCCGTTTGAAAGGATATAGCGGTATAAAAATTCGTCCAGAATGGGACTCATCAAGAATACCGCTCTAAGCAAGGAGGCGCAACGACTATGTTTATTTGGCTTACAAACCCGACTATCGGGCAGGTGCTTGTAAATCTCAACCTCGTCACCGCTGTCACCTGCGTACAGGGTAGAAATACCGTCTGTTTTACTGGCGGCGAGGAGGATTATATCGTGGTTACGGAGTCCCTTGAGGACATCTACGAGCGGATTCAGTCCGCAGAAAAGAGGTACAGAAAATGATGATACCCGAAAAGCTGAAAATCGGCGCAAAGGTCTATGATGTGGAAATCACGAACAAGCTCGACTTGGGTAATGTGAACTACTCCGGCGAAATCTCCTATACCGATTTGGTTATCCGTATCTGTCCGAACGCACAGGCAAAAATGGAAGCCGACTTTCTTCACGAAATGATTCATGGTATGCTCGACCATCTTGGTTATACCGAACACGATGAGAAAAAGGTTGACGAGCTTGCGAATGTGCTTCACATGGTGATACTGGATAACCCCGCCGTGTTCGCACCTGTTAAGGAGGGACAGCATGAAAATGGTTAAATGCCCGTTCGCTGTTCCCACCTGCAAATGTTACGACTGTGCGTGTAATGCGTCTTATGATGAGTGCAATCATGGGTACTGTATAACTTGTTTTGAATGTCTCAATGAGAGCAAGGCGGTACACAATATCTATCTTTGCACAGGTTATGAAAGAATGGTGGCAAATGGAAATGAAAATTCTGAATGAGCTTGCGGGTATGCTTGAGGACATAAATCCTGTGGAAATCACCTCTCACATACTGGACGGAACGCTCATGTCGTGGCTTGCGAGTTGGAAAATGAAGTCTCAAATGTTGGTGGCTTTCCTGCTCGAAAGTAACCGCGCAAACGCTCAAAACGACTGAATTGACCGCTCCATAATACAGTAATACTGCAATACTGTAATATTCCGAGCGGTACAAGGGGTAAAAGAGCGGTTAGAAAAGTAAACCGCTCACCACCTAAACCCTTGAAATTACTGTATTTGAGCGGTGAGCGGTTATATTACTATAAACCTTATATGTGCGCGCGTGTATATAGAGTTTTTACTCGATATAAACCGCTCACCGCTCAGAACGAAAAAGAGGACTCTCCGGCGTGGAAAGAGGACTCTCGTGCGACTATACGACTTTACGGAGGTGCATTGGAAAATGGCAGAGAAAAAGACGGAGAAAGATGTGCAGGTGATTAAAAAGAAGCCCCGTGGTGGAAACTCCCCTGTCATTGGTGATAACGGGCTTATGCTCGAAGCGGGAGATAATACGAAGATTATGAGTATCAATATAGCATTGTTTAATATGCAGGATATTGATATGGAAGATGTGAACGCGGTTACTCAGAGATTGGGTGAATATTTTGCGTTGTATGAGAAAGCTGACTTGAAGCCGACTGTTGCAGGAATGGCTATTGCACTGAACGGAATGAGCAGACAGACATTGACGGCTATTGCACATGATAGACCGACTGGAAGTGCTGGATATAAGACAGCATTGCCGCGAGAGGTAGCCGACTCCATTAAAAAGGCGTACAAAATGTTGGAAAATATGTGGGAAACCTATATGAACAGTGGCAAAATTAACCCTGTTTCGGGTATCTTCCTCGGGAAGAACAACTATGGCTACCAAGACAAGACCGAGTATGTCCTCACTCCCAACACGCAAAACGACTCTGACTATAACGCCGAGGACATTCGACAGCGTTATCTCATTGACTCTGACAGCGACTCTCAGAGCGACTAACGACTCTCGACTCTCAAACGACTTTCGACTATCGACTATCAATCAGACCGCCCGAATGGGAAAGCGGCTCATGCGCCGACACCGTTGGGCGGTCTTTTTGCGCGGATTTTTCACGGATTTGTGGGGATTTTACCCCGCTCATATTAACGCTTTACTGCAATAAAGCAAAATGCCCCATTTCGGCGGCATACATTATATATAAATAGGAAAGACAAAAAATAATCAGAAAAAGATAAAAAATATTGAAAAAAGGGTTGACAATTCGGAAAAGCTGAATTATACTATAATCACAACAGGACAACAAACAACATAAAACAGATTATAGGAGGTTTACAAAATGCGAATTTACGAATTGACTCCGGGCGGCTATGACCGCTCAAAATCCTTTTACGGGAAAGCGAAAGTTATTGAAAAGGACGGGGAAACGCTTTTACAATCCTATGATACTACCGTTTGCAAGATTGATAAAAGCGGCGAATTTGTCCGGCTATGGGGCGGCTATTCCGTTACCACAATGCGCCATATCAACGCATTTATTGAAATGTTCGGTATTCCGGGTGGCGGGAAAAAGTGGTGGGACGCGCTCCCCACGGCGATTTTTTAAGGAGGTAAAGAAAATGAAATTCAAGACAACGCAAAAAGCAATTAAAGCGAATTACAACAAAATTATTTGTATTCCCTATTGCGGTTTACAAAATCTTTTGAATTATGAAATTCCCGTTGCATACACCGAACGCCGGGAGGGCTGGGCAGCTGATATTTACGATATGGGAGGCGGGGTTGCTATTGTAACCGGTTATGCTCCATTCGGGAATGTTCGCCCGTCCTATGAATTGCTGGAAAAGTACGAAACGGGCGCGGAGAAAATCCGGGCATATTACAATTTTGATTATGAAAAGTGTAAAACCCGGTTGTGCGGGGCTATTCGTGAATTTATTGAGGAGGTAACACGCCATGAATAAACGGGAGTATTGCGAAAGCCGGGAAAGCGTTGCATATTACAGCGGCCTGAATGGGCTTGAAATAAAGGGTTTTGAATACGGCATTAACGATTTTGTTTATTGTGTTTCGGGTTGTTGGTATGGCGGGAAAGCCGCGCGGCGTTTCCACCGTTGCAAAATCTACTATCCCATAACAAAAAGCGCATTTTTTAGGGTTGACAGGTATAAAATCCCGTTTGATGAATGTATTAGAATGGGGGTTTAATTATGCGATATTACAGAGTAAAACCGCAATACGATAATTGCAAGCTGTCGCGGGATTATGAAATATTCGTTGCTAATGAATTGTTAACCCCTTGCGAATATGAAAAGGCGTTGAAAAAATACGCCAACAGGAACAACACACGCCGCGCCAATGTTCCCGCGTCAAGTCGTGATAAAGCTATGTTTGCGGAAAAATTCGATATTGTGGAAATACCGAAAAATAAAATCTATTGGTTTTTCGGGGCGCGTTTTGCGCGGGAGGTGGGATAATGGCAAACAATAGAATACCCCGCCATTTTACCCGGATAATGGGCGAAATGCTCATAGAAACAACGGAAACGCGCCCCGGCGATATTATCCGGGTGTATAAAAATGATATGGGTTATTGTGGATATAATCCGCGCACAAATCGCCATTTTTACATATTCGTTTCTATGTTGCGAAATGCTGAAATATTCAAATTACAGGAGGTTTTACAATGAACATTGATAGCACTATGAGAGAATTAGCGGAATATATCCGCATGGGTGAGGAAATAGCCGCGAACATTGACGCATTAAAAGACGCGCTAAAACAGTACATGAGGGAAACAGGCGTTGACAGCTTGACGGGAACGGAACATAAAGCAAGTTATAAAGCCGTCACAAGCTCCCGAATTGATACAAGCGCATTGAAAAAGGACGCGCCCGAAATAGCCGCGAAATATACACGGACAACGGAAAGCCGCCGCTTTACATTCGTATAATATAGGAGGTTTACAGATGGTTAAATATAGAATTGATTTTTTCACCGGTCCATTTGTGTATGATAGCTTGATCAAGCGCGTTTATAGAACGTGCGCATGTATCGATGATGCGATAGTTTACGCAAAATCAGAGGCTAGAAAAATAGGGCATAATTTCTGGAATGTTTTAGAGGTGAATGAATGACGCTTTTGTGTATCTTGCTTTTTCCGTTGGTGGTATTGGCTGAATTGTTGAAATTGAATAAATGACAGGCAAGCCCCGCTATTATTGGCGGGGCTTTTCCTATGCCCTTTATAAGCCCGTGACGGGCTTTTATTGCGTTTGGAGTATTTCTATACTACTCGCCGCCGTTGCGCTTGTGTATGGGCGTTCTATGCCGTTTTACGGGGCGTTTCCGCTGTCGTTTGGGTGTAGTTTATTGACAGGGGCGCGGGGCGCGTTCAATAGGGTTGTTTTTCGCGTTTTGGTTGTACTGTCACGGGCGCGAAATGCTATTGACAGCGGGACGGGCGCGGCGTGAGGGCATACTCCCGGAGGGGGAAAGCCGCGCGGCGGCGCGTGGCGAGGGAGTGCAGTGAGTAGCCGAAAATTTCAAAAAGAATAAAAAGGACTATAAATTATCTTTTCTGTATTGACATTCATCTTCTCTTGTGCTACACTTATCTCACAAACATAAGGAGGTCGTGCTATGGTACGCAACAATATTGAACTCGATGTAAAGGTCAAGTGTGTAGAACAGGGTATCACACAGCTTGCCGTTGCGGAGAAAGTTGGGACTACGGGTCAGTATGTCAACAGAATCGT